GGTGAGTCTGTTGAGTAGCGAGTAACGGTCCTGCATAGTGTCCAATGTGCGGCAGTATACGCCACGGACATTAACACCGTGCCAAAAATCGGCACCGCAGGATTCGCGGAACGGCCCGTCGTTGAAGCTCTTGTCGCTATTGACTAAAAAACCAATCCTCCTAAGGATTGACACAACCAAGCCATAGCTTTCGCTATGGCAGATAATGTCATCTCCAAAAGCGGCGAAGTTACCCAACTCCCCATCTCGGGGATAAATGGGTCGTATACCTAAAGTACGGTACACGGCAATAACAACAGAAGCAAACAGGATCGTCTGAAGAGGGAACGTAAATACATTCCCCATGGACGACACCATCTGTAACGGAAGCAAGCTACCATCAGGTAGCTTAACCAACGGTGACCTTGTCTCGTTTAACCAAGACAAGACCTCCTTCGGCATGAGAAGTCGAAGGAGACCATTGGAGATTGAATCAGAGGCGCTTGATAAATCAATGGTGCCAAAGGCACCAGTCTCGGATCCAATCTTGGCTAGCATGCGGTTCTTGTCAGGCTGAGTTGTCAGGTCAATACCAAACCTGTCCCTCAGACGAGATTCGAACACTGCAGCTATTCCCTTCTGGAAAAGCATATTCAGAAGAGGCTCCGTACAAATAGTCCTAGAAATGTCCGCAGTCTTCGGGACAAATGAAAGACTATTACCTTGCACGTGCTTAAAGTCCCCGTAATGGAGCACCCGTTGTTCTTCGGTGTCTTTCCAAAGGGCGTACTTAGCAGTCATACGCTGATAAAGCGTATAAAGAGATCGTGAAGTTCCCGTCATTGGAGATGCTCCTATCTTATGATAGAAGCTATCCCCAGTGGTTCCGACCGAAGCACCTGGTCCAACGGCGATGTTCTCTGATATAGATTCTACATCAAGGATACATCTATCGTTCTCCAGATAAAAGAAGGAGTAAAACACCTCCTGTAACTCACCTAGAGCAATTTCCTCTACATCGGTGATGTTGGTTCGATCGTAGTTTACGAATCCAGCACAACGTGCATTAGACTCGAGGAACTTCTGCAGCGCCAAACTATCGGCTTTACTCGATTTAGTACCTTCGAACTTCTTAAGAAGCGAAGAACGAAGAGCGAGTGCTGCAACTTCTCTGGTCGTTATTCCCGGCCAAGGCTCTATCTTTTGATTTGAATCAAAGAGGACAGAGCCTGGAACGGAAGGTAACTCTCCAGATAGATCTGTTGCAAGATGAAGAAAAAGAGCGTGAGAGCAAGGGCCCATCTACGTATTCTCCTGCGAATGTAACGTTTACGCTCTGGTGAATTCCAGCGCGTATAATAACGTGTGCGACTTTTAAATAATCCCAGTAACACTCGAATCTCCTGCACCAGCACTTTGCTGAGCTATTGATCCGAAATGCATACTGAGGGCCGCACGAAC